ATTCATTAAATTATTTGGCTTAATGTGTGGCCGCTTACTTTTAAAAAACGTCTTGACTCTTGGGTACAGATGCGAGAGTCGGCTTCTAACTTACCGCTGGATGATAGTTTATCGTTAATCAATGATTGGTGGTTTCAAGCACCATGGCGACCTTATTATTTACACTGGGACGATCGTGAAAATTGGCCAGATCCCTGGGAACTTTTAGACGATAATGTGTATTGTAGTCTTGCAAGAGCACTAGGAATCATGTATACTATTGCAATAATAGATCATAATGATATCACGGATGCTCAATTAATACAAAACGAAAATGACAATTTAGTCCTGGTCAACAAAAGAAAATATATACTTAATTACGAAGATGGAGAAGTTGTAAATAACAATCCAAATGTTGGAAATATCAAAAAAGAGTTAGAATTAGAAGAACTCAAATTAACCTTAAAATGAGATAGTAAATGGCAGAGATAACAGTTGTAAAACGCAGCGGAAAAAAGGTTCCATTGGATGTTGAAAAATGGCAAACCCAAGTTGCAAAAGTCTGTGGCGGGATCGCAGATGTAAGTCAATCGATGATTGAAATAAATGCCCAAGTTAACTTCTATGATGGCATTAGCACAAGAGAAATTGATGGGATCACGTTACGTGCTATTGTTGATCTTATTGATGTAGAATCTAATCCTGAAGTAGGGCATACCAATTATCAATACGTAGCTGGCAAACAAAGATTAAGTATGTTGCGTAAAGATGTATATGGACAATACACACCTCCTCGATTGTATGATATTGTAAAACGTAACGTTGCTGCTGGTTTTTACACTCCTGAACTTCTCGAATGGTACACTGAAGAAGAATGGGACAAGATAGAACAATTTATTGACCATTCAAAGGATGAAAATTATTCATATGCTGCCATTGAACAATTAATTGAAAAATACTTGGTTCGTAACCGCTCTACGAAGGAGATTTATGAAACACCACAAATCAGATATGCTGTCGCCGCAGCAACAGTATTTCACATGGAGAACCCGGGACCAGCGAGATTGCGTTTCGTCAAAGAATACTACAACGCTTCGAGCGATGGGCTCTTTACTCTTGCTACTCCTGTGCTTGCCGGCCTGGGCACTCCTACTAAGCAGTTTAGTAGCTGTGTCCTTATTAGGAGTGACGATGATCTTGATTCAATCTTTGCTTCAGGGGAAATGATGGCAAAGTATGCTAGCAAACGTGCTGGCATTGGGTTAGAAATTGGAAGACTACGTCCACTGGGATCGCCTATTAGGGGCGGAGAAATTATGCACACAGGCATGTTACCATTCCTTAAAAAATGGTTTGGAGACTTGCGTAGTTGTAGTCAAGGCGGTATTCGTAATGCTAGTGCTACAGTTTTTTATCCAATTTGGCACTATCAATTTGATGATTTAATTGTATTAAAAAACAATCAAGGTACTGAAGAAACTCGTGTACGCCACTTGGATTATGGGATTGTACTAAATGCATTTTTCTGGCGCCGTTTTAAAGAACAAGGAAATATTACGTTCTTTGATCCAAACGAAGTCCCAGACTTGTACGAAGCATTTTATGCTGATTCAGAAAAGTTTGAAGCCTTGTATGTAAAATATGAAAAACGCAGTGACTTACGTAAAAAAGTAATAAGTGCTGAAGAAGTTTTCAAAGGCGGTGTTCTTAAAGAGAGAACAGATACCGGCAGAATATATCTTGTGTACATTGATAATACAATGAATCAAGGACCATTTGATACAGAGCATCATCCCATTTACCAAAGTAACTTGTGTTGCGAAATCTTGTTGCCTACCAAGCCGTTTAAACGTTTAGATGATGACGAAGGAAGAATTGCATTGTGTACATTAGGGTCAATCAACTGGGGAGCTTTCCGCCACCCAGAAGATATGAAACGTGCATGTAAAATTCTTAATCGTAGTCTTAATAATATTTTAGATTATCAAGATTTCTTATCTATACAATCTCGTTTGAGCAATGAAGAAATCCGTCCTTTAGGCATTGGTGTTACTAATTTAGCATATTGGCATGCAAAGCGCAACTATCAATACGGCGACCCAGAAGCATTGCAAGAAGTTAAAACATGGATGGAACATCAAGCATATTTTTTAACTGAAGCAACTGTTGAACTTGCTAAAGAAAGAGGACCATGTAAAGATAGTTCAAAAACACGTTATGGTCAGGGTGTATTTCCTTGGGAATTACGTGCATCAGGAGTCAATGAGTTAGCTGATTTTACGCCCGAACTAGACTGGCAAAGTCTTAAAGCAAAAATGCGAGCATACGGCGTGCGCAATGCTACATTAATGGCTATTGCTCCGGTTGAATCAAGTTCAGTGGTAATTAACAGTACTAACGGTATTGAACTACCAATGAGTTTGATTTCAACAAAAGAATCTAAAGCTGGATCGTTTACACAAGTTGTTCCTGACTACCATAATAATCGTATACGAAAATCTTATCAACTGATGTGGGAACAAAAAGATTGTGTAAACTATTTAAAAACTGCCGCCGTTTTAGCTGCTTATGTTGATCAAAGTATTTCAACTAATACTTTTTATAATCCAGCAAACTATCCAGAACGAAAAGTTCCTACCACACTAATTGCTAAAAATTTAATGCAAGCACACAAGTGGGGTCTTAAAACATTTTATTACAGTTTAATTAACAAAGCAGGCAGCAAGTCTGTTGATGAAATAGTAGTAGAAGATAAAAACAACATCAAATATTTTGAAACAGATTTTGATTTAATGGAAGATGATGATTGCGAGGCATGTAAGTTATAACCATGAGTAAAGAACAATACAATTTAAAAGCAAAAACAGATTACTTGAACAGAACATTGTTTCTGGATCCGGCTGGTCCAGTAACTATACAAAGATTTGAAGAAGTTAAGTATAAAAAGATTTCAGATTACGAAACAACCGGCAGAGGGTTTTTCTGGGTACCTGAAGAAATTAGTTTAACAAAAGATGCGCAAGATCACAAACAATCAAGTGACGCAGTCAAGCACATCTTTACTTCGAACCTACTTAGACAAACTGCACTTGATAGTATTCAAGGAAGAGCACCTGCACAGGTGTTTACTCCAGTTGCTTCACAGCCAGAACTTGAAGCTCTTGTGTATTGTTGGACATTTTTTGAAACAAATATTCATAGTCGTTCGTATAGTCATATTATCCGCAATATTTACAATGTTCCAATGGAAGTGTTTAACACTATTCACGACACACAAGAAATTATTGATATGGCAAGTAGTATTGGGGAATACTATGATAAATTGCACACAATCAATATTAAAAAAGAACTTGGTCATAAAATTGATGAAATGGACCATATCAAAGCAATTTATCTAGCACTTCATGCATCATATGGTCTTGAAGGATTCCGCTTTATGGTTTCGTTTGCAACAAGCCTTGCTATGGTAGAAAATAAAATTTTTATTGGCAACGGTAATATTATCAGTCTTATTCTTCAAGACGAGCTATTACACAAAGGATGGACTGCTTACATTATTAATCAAGTAGTCAAAGACGATCCTCGTTTTGCACAGGCTGCTAAAGAATGCGAACAGGAAGTAATACAGATTTATAAAGATGTTATTGCTGAGGAAAAAGATTGGGCTGATTATTTGTTTAAGAAAGGTCCAGTAATTGGGTTAAACGCCGATATTCTTAAAGATTTTGTTGACTTTACTGCTAGAGAAGCACTAAAAGAAATTGGAATCAAGTACTGGGATCCATCGCCAAAAGTCACACCAATCCCTTGGTTCAACAAACACAGTGATACAAGTAAAAAGCAAACTGCATTGCAAGAAAATGAATCAACTAACTACGTTATTGGTGTGATGGGCGACACCTTGGATTATGACGAACTGCCTAAAATTTAATTTAAGGAAATTTAAATGAAAAATATAGTAATTGGAGCGGTAATTTTTGTTTTTGCCGCTGTTGGAGGGCTTTTCTTAATGTATAAGCCTGGTGAGCAAGTACCAGTAAGTGTAGTTGACAGTAATACTTTAACCATTTGCCAAGGAAAATATGCACTGTGTGCTGCAAGCACATGTAGAGAAACAGGTAAAACTATTACAACCAACAATGGAGAAACCTACCCCGAAGTTGAGTGTACATGTCCTGTGTTAGATGGTCCTAGCATTGCTGACACCAGTATGGGAGTTATGAAAGGATCGTGCGAAGTTGATGATCCTAGCACACAAGTATGGAGTTTGTTTGCACCAAAAGTATACTATCCACAAGAAGCAAATGACTTTGTACAAGAGCCCAAGAGTGCAACTCGAGCAGTTGTACAACAGTGTCTAGGTGATAGAGCGCCACAAAGTGCAAATTGTTTTGCTATGATGTGTACATACGATGAAAATCCCATCAATGGTACACAAACTGCAACGTGTAGTTGCCCTACTAGACAGTTAGCACGTGGCACAGACTTTTTAATTGAAGCAGGACAAGGTGATCCAGCTGCATGTTTACAACATCCGGTCAGCGCACCAAATCCGTTTGAAAGTGAACTTTATAAAATACAAAAATAATAGGAGAAAAATATAATGAAAGCAACTGTATGGAGCAAGCCCGCATGCCCTCACTGTGATAGTGCAAAGGCATTATTAAAGTTAAAAGGTGTTGAAGTTGAAGAACGCAAACTAGGTCCTGACTGGACAAAAGAACAATTGCTTGAAGCAGTACCGGGTGCTCGGAGTGTGCCGCAAGTTTTTATTGACGGGCAATTGATTGGTGGATTTAACGAATTACAAAATTATTTTAAAAAGGTAGCGTAAAATTTATGAAAGTATTTTTTGATCTTGAAAAAGATAAAGTTTATACATTTAAACTTAACTCAGGCGAAGAACTGGTTGCTAAAGTAACCAGTGTTGAAATGCATTTAATTGGTATTGATACTCCAGTAAGCATTGCCCCAACTCCCCAGGGGATGCAACTTGTACCAAGTATGTTTACCGCTGATCCCAAGCAAACAACTAAGTTAAATACTAACAATATTTCAATGTGTAGTTTAACTGATGAACCAGTTAAATTAAAGTATATAGAAGCAACAACAGGTATTAAATTACCAGAGAAAAAAGTAATATTAGGATAGACAATGGGTGCGATTCAACGAACAGGTGATGCTAACAGCGCAGGCGGTATTGTAACAGCTCTTTTTACAAATGTAAAAATTAACGGTCAAGATGTGTCTGTTAACGGTTCGCCTGTGTCGGCGCATCCCTGTTGTGGACAGCCAGGTTGCGGAATACACTGCGGCCCAGTGACCGCTGGTGGACTAGCAGGATCAGTAATGGCAGGTGGATTACCTATCAATATTGCCGGAAATGCTGACACTTGTGGACACCCAAGAGCCGGAGGAAGCGGCGATGTTAATGCAGGATAACGTATAATGTCAGCACCAGTAACACCTAGACCAATACAACAAAACGCTGCGCAACTACAATTTATAGATGATTATAGCATCAGTGAGCCTGTTTCATCATATAGAACAATGTTAGCACAAGTACAATTAGCACGTGATGCAGGCGATGTAACTGCGGAAACCCTAACCAAAGTTAAAGAGATGGTTTTTAGAGAAAATTATTTTATTAACCAATACCCGTCTGATTGGAATTATCCGTTAGTTTACGATGGGCAATTTATCGATGATTTAGATGCTCACATGAATACATATTTGCCAGAAGATTATGGCAAATTCACACAAATGTTTGATGTTGCTAGGGGTTGGGTTGCAACGCAAAACGGCTTTATCAGTGCCGCCAGCGAGGCAGAAGAAGTCTATGGAGATACTTTTGCTGGTATGGACGATTTGGTCACTGGCGGATTTAGTTCAATTTCAAATGATTTATCTCTCTTCGGGATTGATTTAGCAAATGCAAACAATGTAATATATCTTAAAAAACTCGACGAGTACGGATATCCATCAAGACTACTGTTGAACATTATTCGTCTGGGTAAAGGATATATTGGATTTGAGGATAAACTCATTGATGCTGGCATTACTGATCAACAAATAGCATCGTTTGCAAAAGTAAGTTTTAACTTCACCAATGAGATAGAACAAAAAATTTATACTGCAATGACAAAGGTTACTGGATCTCAGCTAACACAAATTTTATTTGTGCTTGAATGTACTACTACTGGTATTACTAACTTGGCTGAATTACTTGATATTAAAAAGTTGTTTCCACTCAGCTACACATCAATAAAGTCGCCTAGTAGCAATGGATTTGAATTTATATTTGTTAACAACGGCCTTAATACAGCATTTAATCGATTGAATATTGAACTAGGCGCAATTACAACACCCGAATTGTCATCAAGTAATACTGCATTTGCAGCGGCACTTGGAACAATTAAAGATATTGACAAAAAAATAATCAAAAGAGTCGGTGAAGCAGTTTCACAAATGCAGATAAACACAGGCTTGTCAGATGTTGAAAATCTTACCAATCCACTTGACAGTCAAGCTGCTAATAGTTTTAAGGATCAAGCGTTGGGATCTAGCACCGGCGGACGTTATGTTGTTGGAGATGTACTCGGGAGTGTAGCTGGTTACCCTTATAATACTTATTGGAAAACTATAATTGACACTATTAGAATTTGGAGTAACGATGGTGTAACTGATGATCTCTGGAATACCAGCGACGGCTACGGTATTTTTAAAATAATGAATAATGTTGTAAGCGGATCGTATGGCCCTGCAAGCGGGCCTGTAAATATGCCAGCTGGGCCGTGGGAAAGTACATACAACAATTGGGATGACGCAATACAAGACTTAACACTAGAAGCAGAGCAAATAGGAAGAGATATTGGGGCAGAGGTTTATCTAAACACACCTGAAATGCAAGAAAACATTAAACGTGCTTGGGACACAATTGTAAATGCGTTTAGAGTAGAACAGCATGTTCTAACACTACTGCCGGTTAGCGTATCTCAAGTACCTGCTGGCTCAGAAATTATTATGTATAATTTTGTAAATTCTCTAGGACAGGTTGGCACAGATTTACAAACAGGTGGCGCAAAAGATATAATTTCAGCAGTTGCTAATACATCATTGCCTGGTGGACAAAACCTACAAGCAGCAGTGCGAGAATCTGAAAACCAAGCGGCCCTGTCGGCTGCAGGGTTGAAGTCAGACACAAGGTTAGGCACAAGCGGCTTAACTCCATTGCAACTCAACACAGCATCATATTTAACTAATGGTTTGCCATAATCATTTGACAAATTAAAAAATATATGCAATAATATATAAAACTATATATAGTACTGCTTAAAAGGTAAAAACATCACATGCTAACTTTTTTAACTAGTAATAGTCCATTATTGGATTGCGTAGCCGACGATCCAGTTCGTCCTGAGCTGTCAAAAGAATTTAGGATTGCTAAAAACAGATTTGTGAGCTGTTTGGTTGATGGATCAAACGTTGACGCTATGGTTTGTATTAGCTTGCACGATTTTATTCCAGCTAGTGTTAAAGAACTTGAAAACACCTCAGACAACTATGATACTGCAATTTTTTATACTATTTGGAGTTATAAATCAGGTGCAGGAATTAAGTTATTACGCAGTACAGTTGATGAAATTAAAGTAAAATATCCACAAGTAAAGCGTTTTGTTACATTAAGTCCTCCAACAGAATTAGCAAGACGTTTTCATATAAGAAACGGTGCAGTAGTTTTTAGAGAAAATGAAACCACTGTAAATTACGAATACATCGAATCAGAGGAAATTTAATGGATTTTGCTAACACATTTTTTGTATTGTCTATTGCTGGATGTTTTGGACTACTTGTTGTGTGGGTTATTATAAAAGGAAACAATGATGAGTAAAGGCTCAGGACGCCGTCCGCAGTCTGTTGATAATAAAACATTCGCTAATAACTGGGATAATATTTTTAACAAAAAAGAAATTCCATTAGAAGAAAAACCACAGCTTGATCCAGAGCCCGAGAGGTATTATGAGTGGATGCTATGGAAATTAAGACAAATAAAAGATAAAGGAGAAGATACATGATTGAAGGTTTTAAATTGCCTCAAGTAACATTTAAAACACGAGTGCGTGATGAAAGCATTGGTGGACCAAACCCATACCGCTGGGAAGATAAAACCACAGATGATTACTTTAAAGGCAAAAGGGTTGTTTTGTTTAGCCTGCCGGGTGCATTTACTCCGACATGCTCAACATACCAACTCCCGGGGTTTGAGGAAAACTACAAAAAGATTCGCAGTTTAGGCATTGATGAAGTTTACTGTATGAGTGTAAACGATGCATTTGTTATGAATGCTTGGGTAAAGCAACAAGGTATTGAAAACGTAAAAGTTATCCCAGACGGATCAGGAAACTTTACTCGTTTTATGGGTATGTTGATTGGTAAGAACCATCTGGGCTTTGGACTACGCAGTTGGCGTTACATGGCAATCATTAACGATGGTGTTGTAGAAAAGTGGTGGCAGGAGCCTGGCATTAACAACGACGGCACAGATGAAGATCCGTATATAGAATCAACACCAGAAAATTGCTTAACACATCTAGCATTATTAAATCAAACAACATAATAAATAAATCGTTAAAAGGAACTGAGAATTAGAGGACAAGGCAAGTAGACTAGATGGGTCCAAATAAAAAATTTGAATTGAGCGTTAGAGACATTGAAGTTATTGAACAAGCCCTGCGGGCCAAAGCTGGCCGCAGAGGAATGGCTATTGTCGAAGGTGAAACATCACCTCAGCTCAAAGCAGAAATGCATGAACTACAAGAACTACTGGGCAGAATACACAATCAAAAGAATTGGTATAAAGTCGATGATGATCGCTTCCAAGGAGGAGGATAATATTATGTCAATGAATCACGACAAGAAACCTGTAGACAAAATATTTGTGAGTGGGTAGCTGTGAATTTAGTTGGGCTTGGATGCAGTTTAACTGAGCATTCTAATTGGTTTTGGCACTTATCTAAAATTACCAAATGGCCAGGAACAAATTTGGGTGTTAGCTCAAGTTCAAACTTACTTCAAGTGAACAGATTTCACGATGCTGTTCTAAACAAAAAATTAAATTCCGATTCATTGATAATTTGGCAAATTACTGGCATTGATAGGCAAACCAAACGATTAACAGATGTTAATAACAATATAAAAACACCTTTTAAACGACACTACATCAACAGCGAACCAAACATATTTGACAATAAAATGCGATATGATTTATTGTCACATAGTCCGTTAATTTCCAAGAAAGATAGTTTAAATAATTGCGGACTTCAAGACTTGCAAACAACACTAGCAACAATTTTAATGGCTAGCAAAACTTATCCATTACTGGTTTTTGTGGGGTGGAAGGATGCACTCACTGACAGTACTGGAAAAAACTATTTGTCAGAATTATTTTCATTTTTTGATAAACATAGTATACACTATATTGATGATTGTTATGTTGAATGGACACGAAATAATAATTTACCTTTTTGGGAAGATGGATGGCATCCATCTGAACAAGCAGGAATTGCATTTGCTGAAAACATACTGCATCCAGCAGTTAGAGCAAAACTTTTGATACAGGATTAATAATAAAAAATGATCACTATGACACTTGATGAAACTTGGGACTTAATTAGAGATCTTAATGCTGAAGCCCACGAAGTTGCCCGCGATGAATGGGAACAAGCTGACTTACTAGAAGAAGAAGGTGATCTTGATGGTGCTGAAGAGCAACGTGAAGAAGCATCTTACTATCAAGCTAGTACATTTAGGGAATTGGTTGACGAACTTCCCCAAGAAGAACATCAAAGCATTTTATATTGGGAAAAAGAAAACAAAAATTTTCGCGAAGAATTTAATGCATGGTGGGGACAGTAATAATCTATAAATGAGAATTGAATGGGAACATAAATTTGGTGTAATGGAGCAACATGATATACAGTACTATGTTGCTTCTTTGCACGATGTGCAACCTAGTGAGTATGACAGTGTATTAACCCAAGGTTGGTTAATGCAACATCAAAATAACACACTGCAATGGTACCAAAGTCGTTCAACTCGTTCAAATCTTAAAGAAACAGATTATACAATGTTTGGCAACAAATATTACAAGATTGGTGATTGGACCAAACGTAAAGCAGAAATAAGACACATTTATTCTGCTTATTGTCATTATAAAAATTATAAAGATCTTTACAGCGACGAAGTTTATAATTGGCTGCCTGAGGATATTTTATTTGAATATTATGATGGTGGTGAAATGGTTGCTTGGTCCAAACTTAGACACTATTCAGATAACAGTGTTGAAACAGTATTTTTTGCGTGGGACTATAACAAACCACAGTTACACTTGGGCAATAACTCATTGTACCACGAGTTGGCTTGGGCAAAACAGCAAGGCTATAAACATGTATATATGGGTCCAGGCTACGAGTTAGGGTGCTTGTACAAAGCAAAAGTACAAGGGTTCGAGTGGTGGACAGGAAAAGAGTGGAGTGTTGATAATCAAGAGTACAAGCGTACAGTGCGCCGTGACAGTAAAGTAAAAAACCTTGAAGATATTAGTAAACTTTAACTTTTGGTTATAGTTTTTGTACAACACCTAAAATATAATATAATTATATTAGCATTTTTCTTCTTATAAGTTATTGTAAGTAAGAATGTTATATAGCACAACAGCAGGCGACCCGTGTGGCGATGCAAATAGATTAGGCCACATCTTGTCGCCTTTTTCTGTGGTTGTAAATCTTAGATTGCAATAAAACGGATTGATAGCAATCTAATTATAAGGGAGATATATATGAAAAAATCAATCGCAACAACTGCTCTTTTAGCAGTATTAGCAAGCCCAGCAATGGCAGATGTTAACGTTTATGGTTCGCTTGAGCAAGGCTTTTCGGTTGTTGATGGCGTTGTAAGTTCTACAAACAGTAACAGTTATTTTGGTTTAAAAGCAGATGCATATGCCGGTGAGGGTCTAAGTGCTTTTGCTAAAGTTGAACTAGGCTATGACGCAGATGGTGTAGATGGTGTTGGTACCAAAGACGCACATCTTGGATTAGACATGGGAGACGTTGTTTTTAAAGCTGGACGTATGATGAACTTAGAATCAAATTTGGTTTCAGCACAAATTGACACCTTTGAGGGCAGCTCTTTTGCAACAGAAAATGCAAAAAGAGTAAACAATCACGTTATGGCTACTGCTACAACCAATGGTTTAACACTAGGTATTGGTGCTACAATTGATGGCGCCTCAGGTGAAGACGTTGTTGATAACTTTGCAGTAGGTGCAACACATAACATTGCTGGCTTTACCATTGCTGGTGTATATGCTAGCGATTTAGTCACAGACACTGACACAATGGCATTTTCTGCAGCAACTAGTGTTGCTGGTTTTAAACTAGCAGCAGCATATGAACCAGATGCAACTGCTGGCGAAACTATTACTCTAGTAGGCGCAAAGCAAATCAATGCTTATCAAACAATACGTGCCGGAGTATCAATGCCAGAAGTTGGCGACCAACGCTATGTTGTTGAAGGTCATCATGCACTTAGCAATGCAGCAGCATTGTACGTGAACTATGAAACAGATGACAACGATGCAACTGATGCAGCAATTGGTGCAGGATTCCGCGTCACTTTTTAATTTTTAATTTACAATACTGACACAACCCCCAAACTAGGTTTGGGGGTTTTCCTTTGAGTAAATAGTTTATGTTTGAATATATCTATACCGGCCCAAATTGGGCATCATTGAGTTACGACAGTAGATATGGAGAATTCAACCCATTAACAAACTTGTATAACAGCACAAACTTGGCAGTAGAATGGAATATTTCTTTTGCTGATTTAACAAAACAAGGTGCTAGCAATATTGACTGTTATAATATGATTTCAAAGTTTAATAATAGTCGCTTACCAATTATATGGGTAATGTGTGAACCTCTAGTTGGATTATCTAAACAACAACAACTCGAATTCTTAAAAGAAAAAGATTATAAAAGTTATCGAAAAAAACTTTTACGACAGCAACTTGAATTAATTAATACATTAAATGTTCCGATTGGGCTTATTGGAGGCCATACTGATATTTTATACGAAGATATATTTGAATTAAAAAATATTGAAATTATTGAGAGTAGTTGGCAAACATTTTTAGCAAAGTTAACACCCAACGTACAACCACTAGAATACCACTGGGGTGTAGAAGTTGCTCATAGAATACAAGATAAGCATAGATGGACAGTACAAAAGCCAACAAAACAATTGATTTTGGATATAAGTGAAGGGTTTGAATTTTGGAAACAATTAGAATTATCTCAATTGTTTTATGATGTGCATCCAAATTTTAAAGCAACACAGTTGTATGCATCTTACTTAAAGAAACGAGTTGAGGAATTTTTGAATGAACATAAAAATTAAATTTGATAGAAACTATTCAAGAAAAATGCTTGACAACCGAATGTTTTTCGAGTTAAATGGAACAGACTATACAGAAGTTGATGATGATGCAGACATTGCAGTTTTTACACTAATAAATGATTATTCAAAACAAGTAGACATTTTAGTAAATAAATCT